TGATAACATACTTAATAAATTAGAACAAAATCATACTGCTCATATTGATGTTTATGGACAAGATAATGATCAACGTTTGACTGGCTTACATGAGACAGCATCTATTGATCAGTTTAGTTATGGTGAAGGTGATAGAGGTGCAAGTGTAAGAATACCGCCTCAAACGGTTGAATCTAATTATACAACCGGTTACTTAGAAGATAGGCGGCCTGCATCTAATGCTAACCCATATGATATTACAAAAGTTATAATTGACACGATTATTTAATTCGATAGGGGCGTAACATTTCGATAAATATTAAGAATAAGGAATGTTACTATGCCCCGACTTAGCCTCTGGCGAGAAGAAAAGTCTAACGATTACAACTTTTTTGATTCAAACATTAGAGAACAATTTGAAGTAGGGGGGACTGCCTTCTTAGTTCATAAGTATCTAGGACCTGAAAACGTAGGAGAACAAAACGATCCTACCCAACCTAATCACCATGCTTCAATGGATGGTGCTTCTGAATTAACAATTCAAGACATGTTATTAATGGAGAATAGGGATAGAAAATACGATCCTGATATATACGAATTACGTGGCATATATAATGTAAGTGATAATGATTTTGACCTTTCTCAATTTGGATTCTTCTTAACAGCAGATAATTTATTTGTATCATTTCATATTAATGACATGATAGAAAAACTTGGTAGAAAATTAATGTCAGGAGATGTATTAGAATTACCACATTTACGTGATGATACATTGTTAGATCCAAATGCAGGGGCCATTAATAAATTTTATGTAGTTGAAGATGCAAATAGAGCATCAGAAGGATTTTCACAATCTTGGTGGCCTCATATATGGCGTGTTAAAGTAGGACCAATGACAGATACACAAGAATTTCAAGATATCATGGAAACCGATACTGATGTGCTTAGTACATACACATCTGAAATTGAAATATCTGATGTAATTATAGAAGCCGCAGAACAAGAAAATAAAGGATACCTTGATACTGCTCATTTATTTGATTATGACTCAATATCACCTGCACACGGAACACAATTTCCTGCAAATCCTGCCGAAGGGGATTTCTTTGTACGAACAGATTTTACACCAAATCGATTATATAAACGTGTAGGAACATTATGGACATATACAGCAGATCATAATCCAAATGATGATAGTTGGGAAGCAAGAACATTTTCACAACGAAGATTTACAAACAATCCAGATACAATATCTATGCCTGGAGAAGATGTTAAATCTAAACAAGGATTATCTAGTGTAATAAAACCAAAGAGTGATGTATAATGGATTTTTTTTACGATAAACAAACTCGCAGATATTTGCAACAATTTATGCGACTATTTGCAAATTTTCAAATTGAAATAGATCGAGCAACAGAAACATATAGAACTGTTCCTGTAAGATACGGTGATGCAAACCGTATGGCAATGCATGTTTTAAAACAAAATTCAGAAAATGTAGTAAATTCTGCACCATTTATTAGTTGCTGGATTCAAGCATTAGAAATAAGCCCTGATGCTAGACGAGCACCAATGGAAATAGACAAAGTACAGGTATTTGAAAAAAAGTTTAATTATACAACAAACGAATATGATAATGAATTAGGTAATACATATCAAATTGAACGACACATGCCTGTTCCTTATAATTTAACAATGCAGGTAGACATATGGACAAGTAATAGTGATCAAAAATTTCAATTACTAGAACAAATTTTAACTTTATATAATCCTGCTGTTGATATTAATTCTACAGATAATCCATTTGATTGGACAAGATTATCTATTGTAGAATTAACTAGTGTTCAATGGACAAATAGATCTATACCAACTGGTGTAGAAGATATGATTGATATTGCAACATTAATGTTTAAAATGCCTATACATTTAACAGTTCCCGCAAGAGTTACAAAACAAAAACTTATACATCAAATTATATCATCTGTAGTTACTGCAAAATCGACAGCAGAAATGGAACAATTTAGAAATGATGGTTCAATTCCAGGAGCAGATTCTAGTTATATGGTAACAACTTTTGGTGATAGGGTTGTAAACTTTACAGGCACATTATTAACATTATTAGATAAAGATGGGTCACCTACTACAGATACTTGGGAAGATTTATTTAAAGAACGAGGTGCTGATTTTAGAACAGGAGTTAGCCAAATTAAATTAATGGATGCTTTAGTAGAAAGCGAATCAAACTTTCAAGTATATGGTACTTTGTCTGATCCAACAGGTTCACAACTTACCGCAACTATAGATACAGATACTCTACCTACAAATTCAGCAGAAACTGCTACGGTAGATGCTATTATAGATCCTACAGTTGCTTATCCTGGCGATGGGACTTTACCAGCGGCGGCTGATGGTCAACGATATTTGGTGTTAAACGAGGTACCAGTTGGTACTCCTTGGCCAGGAGGTACAGGAACCGGAACTGTAGGAGTAGAGTGGGCTTCGGAAACATCTGCTACAAGCACTCATTTAAATGATGTTGCTCACTATAATGGTTTATTTGTAAGTGTCGGAATGACTGGTAAAATCCAAAGTTCGCCAGGACACGGAGAGGCATGGACTGAAAGAACTTCAGGCACAACTGAGGCCATATATGGTATTACATATGGAAATGATCAATGGATTGCGGTAGGAAATAATGCAACTATTCTTACATCACCTGATGCAATTACTTGGACTCCTCAAACGCCTCCAAATGCATTTACAAACCAACTTAGAGCTGTTACATGGGGCAATAACCAATATGTTGTAGTAGGTGCTGGTGGAGCTCTTATTACTTCTCCAGATGGTGTAACATGGACAGAACAATCGACATCGATTACGGTAACAATATTTGATGTTATATATGCAAATAGTTTATATGTTTTTGTAACTTGGAATGGTAAAATTTATACTTCACCAGATGCAGTTACTTGGACTGAAAGAACCTCTGGAACAACAGAACATCTTAGAGGAATAGCATATGGAAATAATACATTTGTTGTTACAGGAGTAAATGATGCTATTCTTACATCTACTGATGGAATTACATGGTTTTCAAGGAATTCAGGAATAACAGACGGATTTTATGAAGTTACTTTCGGTAATGGAGTTTTTGTTACCGCAGGAACTAATGGAGTTATTGCTACTTCATCAAATAACGGTGTATCTTGGACCCAACAAACATCACCTACTGTAAAACATATATATGGTTTAACATTTGGTGGGCATACATTCATTGGAGTAGCACATAATGCACATATTGTTTCTTCAGATGTTCACGGAACACATGGCAATAAGTACGATATAATACAATATAGCCAAACTGGCTCTGAATGGATTGTAGATTTTGATTCGAGTACCGCATATGTTGGTTGTCCTCAAAGCGAACATACAGTTAAATCTACATGTGAAGCCGCTGGCCATACATGGGGAACTATAAAATTTACACAAAATGCACAAGACAGTAAAAAATGGAAATGGAATGGTATCGAATGGATTAGTGCGATCGAAGCAAATTATCCATCCGGATATTGGAGATTATATTTATGACTAGCGGAGTAGGTGCTATTTTTTTGTCTTTGCCCACTAGTAGAATATTACTTCAAATGCGATCAAAAAATGTCAGTCATCCTGGCACATGGGCATTCTGGGGTGGTAAGGCAGAAAAAGATGAACAGCCATTAGAAACATTAGAACGAGAATTAGAAGAAGAAATGGGTAAACTCCCTGTTTCGCATAAAATATATCCTTTACATATATTTGAATCTAATAATGGATTTAATTATAAAACTTTTGTTATTGCTTGTTATGACGAATTTGTTCCTGTTTTAAATGAAGAATCTAGTGGATATTGTTGGGTAGACATCGGTGCTTGGCCTAAACCATTGCATTCAGGCGCAAAATTAGTTTTTTATGATAAATCTGCTATTAACAAAATAAAAACTATAGCAACAAATGTAGAAAAACTGGCCGCTTAACTATAATCCATACCAATTATTTGACCATACCAAGTAGTTCCATTATCATATGTAATAAATGAAAAAATATCTACTTTATCTGCACCTTGGGTTAACGAAGGAGGATCAAAATCTAATAAAGATCCGTCACCAAATGATCCGGGCCATTTAAATGCAGTTAATGATGCCCATGTAAAATTGCGAGTAGATGTGGTTGTTCCTTGAATAACTTTCATCGTAAATGAACTTACCATATTAGAAGTTGAGTTTGTATTGTTTACTGTAAATGTTGAAATATCTCCTGTAAGGCCTTCTAGATCTACTACAAAATGATTACCAGTTGCTAAATCAACAGTTATAGTAGTACCACTTACAGTAGATGTTCCTAATTTTTCGGTAATACCTTTTTCAACAATTAAATTTTGTAATATTACATCTCCACCATCTTTAACTAAAAATGTATCAACAGAATTATCTTGTATTTGTAAAGGGTGACCAGTTGATGTACTATTAATTAATAACCCTACAGTTTGTCCTGAGGGAGTAATTTCTAAACCTTCAGAAGTTTCTAAGGCTGTATTTATAGTTGTAGTTGTACCATTAACTGTTAAATTACCAGAAATAGTTAAATTTTGAAAAGTTATATCATTAGGATATGTTAAAGTTTTGGTTGACAAATCTAAAGAATTTGCCAATTTAAACCCTGTTACAGACCCATCCTGTATATTTCCACTATCAACAACATTAGTAGGTAAATTAATATTAGGATTTGTTAAATTAAAATATCCTGCACCATTTATTGCAGTTAAAATATCTCCAGGATTAAAAATAACAGTTGTACCAACAAATGAAATACTTGTATCAAATTTAGCAGATGTTATTGCTTTATCTGCTATTTTTTGAGTGGTTACAGAATAATTTTGTAATGTATTATTAGATAATGTACCGCTTATTGCTCCTGATACTGGAAAATTAGCCGAATCAACTACTGCAAATTCAAAATTGCCATCGCCTGCAGATTGTAAAAAAGTATTGGTTGCCGGTCCAGGATCTGCGGTATCATTTATTTTTAATTGATCATATCCTATAGAATCAGCAGGGGTGCCTGCCGCACCAAAAGTTAAATCTACAGTACTAGCACCTAATCTAAATTCGAATTTACCAGATGCTTCATCCCACATAATAGTTGCATGATCTTGTCCAGGACCTCTAAAAATTTCTATTCCTGCGGCATTGGCACTTACTCCTGGGCCTGTTTCATCATCATTAATACGAATAATATTATCTTTAACAAGTAAATTTTGTGTATCAACTTCTGTTGTTGTACCTTCTGTTTTTAAATTACCAGTAACAGTTAAATTAGTTACAGTTGTATCTGTCGGATAAGTTATAGTTTTTGTTGATAAATCTAAAGTTGAACTCAATTTACCATCTGTTATTGTTCCATCTGCTATATTAGCCTCTGCTACCTCTTGATTACCTATCATTGATGAAACAATCGTACCAGCGGCTATATGACCTGCTGGTATAGGTCCTGTTATTGCGGAATATGTAATTGGATAAGATCCAGGATCTGCCCATACAAATTCACCAGATGAATTAATTTGTAAAAATTTATCATCGTGTGTCGGCGAAGTATATGTTATTGCTAATTCTCTATGAGTAACAGCATCTACTGGTAAAGTTAATGTACGAGTAGATATATCTAGAGTAGAAGACAATTTATCTACAGTAATTGTACTATTTGCTATATCAGTTGCTGTTATAGTTGCATCGGCAATTTTTGAACTTGTTATAGATCCATCTACAATAGATCCTGCTGGTAATTTAGTTAATGGCATTACGCAAATACCCTCCATGTAGATCCATTATATACTAAACCAAAATGGGTTCGGTCGTAATTAACTACTAAATCATCTGCTACGCCCATTATTGTGCTACCATTTCGTTCGACTATTAATGGATATCCTGCAAAATTTCCTCCTGCATCAACAATTTGAACTGCATCATTTTGATTTGGACTTGCAGGTAATTTCATTGTAACTGATGCATTTGTTGTGTCAATTTGGACTGCTTGTCCGGCATATGCAGTAAAAGGTGAATCTGTATCATTCTTATATTCGAACCCTCCTGGATCAACAGAAGAAAAACTTAATGCTCCAGAACCATCAGTAGTTAGTGCTTGTCCATATGTTCCGTCTGATACAGCGAGTTCATTTATTCCTATAGAATTTTGATTTACAGTTGTAATATTAATTGGAGAAGCTTCTATGTATTTGCATAAAATTTTTGCATCTAAAAGTGGTGCTTCTGTAAATACAACTTTTGTTCCAGCAACATTGACACCATAGGCCGCAATAGGTTCTTGTGTTAAACCATCAATAGATACAAATAATTGTTTCACATCCATTACTGTAAATGTAAGAGTAAATTCGGTCTCACTACCTGTTCCAGTAAAAACATCTTGTTGAACTTCTGCCGTATCGACAGTTTTTTTCTTTAAAAATTTCATGTTGACGTCTCTCTAACTATCCATCCTACATTACCTTTATAATACACAAGTTCATATTGAATACCCGCTGTACCTATAGTCCAAGTACTTGTTCCATTGCCGGGAGTTTCTATTGGTAAACCATTTGGGTCAATTATCCAATTACGTGAGCCAGCTGTTCTAGTTGCATCAATTAGTACTATTTTATCACCTATTTTTGCAGTACTAGGCATTGTTAAATTCATTGGTATATTATTTAACGCACCTGAATTTATAAAATAGTTTTTATTAACTTCTAATTGATAATTATCTGTTTCAACTTCTGTCCATCCTTCTATAACGGTACCAGGTAATTTTAAATTTGAACCATCATAATAATAACCAGTCTCAACAAGTTCTGTTATATTAAACGTATATACCGCATTTACGTTATGAGCAGTAATAGTAAATGTGTCAATTGTATCAATGTCTGCTGTAAGTGTACCTTGTAATTGACCTGTAGTAGTATTAAGTGAAAGGCCTGCAGGTAAAGCACCAGATGAAATAGTATATGCTTGGGCTCCTACTTCTAAATGTTGATATCCTATATGTCGGAATGTATTTGTATCTATCCAACACATACCTAAATTTAAACTTATTGTTTCGTTTTGTTTTGCAGTAATAGTTTGAGGAG